CAACCTATTTAGCGCTACTGATAGGCGTGATGCTTTCAATCCATCTACAAATGACTTTGTGACCTTATCTGCAAGCAATGAAGTAGATGTTGCCATTGTTCTTGAAGAAGATTCGATTCGTCTAGGTCACTATAAATACACAATTTCTACAGTTACAAATATACCCGCCACAAGCGATGGGTCTTATTATCTCATAGAGGTTTACAGGGCTCTTGGAACTTCGTTTGACCGTTCGACTGATACTCTTATGGGGACTCTGGCCTTCTATTGGGATGGAGAGAACGAAGTCAATGTCTGTGGTTGCGAATCAGCTACTTCGCCAAGCCCAGGTTCTTCATTGACGGCTCAGGAAGTGTGGGAATACACAGAACGAACATTGACTCAGGATATTCAGGCTCCTGATATTTATGTAGATATTGACAATCCTGATTCTCTTACCGATATCGAAATACCTGAATGTCCAGATAATTCGGAAGAGATTGAAGCGTTGAAGGCAATAATCGAACAACAGTTCCAGACCATCAATACTTTACTGGAAGAAATAAAAGCAAACCAATCAAGAAGAGTTGGTACACCTAATACACAGACTCCTCGTGTTGGGCGTAGTTCTGGCGGTTCGTCTGATATACGTGTTACCTAAAGGATAACGTCTATTTCATAGGAAAAGGTAGTTATGGTCCAAGCTATTGCAGATTATAGAGGAACTTTTGAGCAGGGCTCACGAACGACATTGTTCTTGAAGATTACCGATTTTCAAGGCGATGCGGTAGACCCATCGGCTATCGCTATAGCTATCGAAGACGGCGACGGTGATGAAGTTGACTCAGGAACACCTGAAAAAATAACCAGCGGCTTCTATATCTTTGATTGGAGCATTAGCAATAGTCAAGCTGTGGGCGAATATACCGTCACATGGACATATGACCTTGATGAAGACAACGTAACAACTGTCCAGACAGTTATTGTTGCTGGCGATGGCTCAGTTGGAGCAGCATCTCAGTATTCTGACATGATTGCGGGCCTTAGAGCTTCGCTCGACATGCACCTTGGCTGCGCTCAGGCAATACCCGTTCATGATGAGCAAGGCTCAATATGCGATGACATGCAGACGGTTCGCTTTACATTCAATAAATGGAATCAGAACAAGTTTACTCGCATATATCGCAATCAAAAAGAAGTCACTTCTGGAGTAACTATTAACTACTTCAAAGGCGAAGTCATTTTTGATGAACCTCTTACAGAGTTTGATACGGTCAACGGTAGTTATAACTTTCGTTGGTTCAGCGATACAGAATTGGATAGATTCTTGCAGAATGCCACTCATATTCTCAATGTCTACCCTCCCGCGACTCGGGTTTCTTTGCAAACGCTTGGCTCAGGCGATAACCTCAAATACATACCGCTTGTTCTTTATGGAGCAGCTAAGGATGCCATTCGCGAACTGTTGATGTGCCTTCAGTTTCAGCAGCCGCAAGAAGTTTTCGGTGGCCCTGATGCCGCACAGCAGGCGTTTCAAAATCTTGAGACTCTCAAAAAGAATTACGAAGGCGACTTCAACTTGCTTCTAGAGCAGAAGAAGTATGGCTCGTATGTTGGACTTACGAAGACTGTTGTCACGCCTGAATATACATTGCCAGGTGGTCGCTCTCGTTGGTTCCGTTATCTCATGGGCGGCTTCTCTCTGTAATGACGATACATATTTGGAGGTAGTATTATGCAAGAGCGATTTCCTGAGATGGATGCACAGCAAAAGCAGAAGCTTTATAATGCAATCAAAGATGAGTCTGTATCGTTTGTTTTCTTTCCTAGCGTTGAGCTAAGAGATAAGATTGCAAAAGGAAGCGATGAGCTTCTTAATGAGCTTCCTGAAGGCATGCCGGGCATTATACTTGGTTGCCCTAGAGATTCAGGTATTAGACTAGATGCTGATTTGATTTTGAAAATAATCGATGGCACAGTTGACTCAAAAAATGCGCATCTTCTTGCGCATGGTGAAATCAGAGTTGTTGGTTTCTAATCATTCCAATCTATCCTGCATTGTGTTCAAATAAGCCTTTATTTATAGAGGTCTATTGGGCTTGCTATCAGTATTGATAGTTGTTCCTTTTGGAGCATACATGATGGATAAAAAAGTCTTCCAAAACTTCGAAGAGTTTGTGTCTCTAACAAGACCACTCACAGTTGAACAGCGTAAAAAGCTAGTTGAACACCTGCCCACTTCGGAGAAACGTTCCTTGCTAAAAACATGGAAATCACAAGGCTGGGAAGACTTATTCATACGCAATGAAATCGACCAAATAATAGACTCCATTCGAATCAAGTTCAATGAAGATTTGATTTCGCTGCGCATACAAGTAAAAACAGGTAACATCTGTAAGGTCAAGCGCTCTTTTTGGGACAGCGTATTGGTCATGTTTGAACCATATTCTGATGAGCAAAAACAGTATGTGTTGGAGGGCATAGAGACTGAAGACTTAGGTGAAGAGTGGGTTCTTTTAGTTCCAACTAAACGGAGATAAATAATCTAATGTCAAGAAAGCGTAAAGCATCAAATAGTAGCACAGCTACAGGGAGTAACGCCATGAGCGGAAAAGAGAAACTGAAAATTCCGGTTGTCACAGCTAAGAACGAAGGACAGAAGAAGGCTCTTCGCACGATTAGCGAGCATAAAGTTTCCATCATCTCAGGCGTGCCCGGTACAGGCAAGACTCACGTAGCCGTTGGTTGGGGTCTTCAGGAAATGCAGAAAGGAAGATTCGAGAAGCTAGTTCTTACTCGCCCCGTCATGGAGGCAGGCGAAAATCTCGGATACCTACCAGGTACCGCTGAGGATAAGATTGCCCCTTACATGATGCCCATGTATGACATTTTGAATCAATACTTGTCTCTAGAACAGATCAAGAAATACGAAGCCGAAAAGAAGTTAGTCATTATGCCAATAGCATATATGAGAGGTATCACTTTCAATAATGCCTATGTTGTTGCAGATGAATGCCAGAACGCTACTATCAAACAAATGCATATGATTCTTACTCGTCTTGGCGAAGAATCGAAGATTGTTATGACAGGTGACGTTCATCAGAGCGATATTCGTTCCGGCCCTCTTGGTCGTGGCGTAGTTGTCAATGGCCTAGAGGATGCCGTTCAAAGGCTTGAAGATATCGAAGAAATTGGGTATGTAGAGCTTGGTTATGAGTATTGTGTTCGTGACCCGCTTGTAAATCTTATTGATGAAAGATATCGAGACCCAGCCTCCTATCCTCGTGTTCGTCATGAAAATAGGTCGGTGGACTGGGAAAGATATACCGTCTAAATGTCGATATAGATAGAAAATGGACCCGTTCTAAATGAGCGGGTCTGTTTATGTGAAAACATGAATAGAGCAAGGATTCTGCCTCAGTTCATAGAAAAGAATAAACAGACAGATGTTTGCATAGCAAATATTAGAAATCACATGGAGACAGCGGATGAACTTCTTCCGAAAAATGATAAACTCGGTTGTCAAAAGGCAAGTCATTGCTGATATGTATGATGAGCCCGCGCAGATACCACAACCACAAGTAGTTGCGCCGCCTATGGCTGCGCCCGAGACTAACGTCCCTCAAGACGTTCAGCCGGCTCAGCCGAAGCCTACCTATACCCGCGACAAGAGCCGTCGTGAACGCATGCAGCGTATGCGCGATATGAACCAAAATAGGGGTATGGAAAAGGAAGAGGGCTACCTTGGTTACACGGCCAAAGAGTTTACCACCGTTCTTCCAATGATGATGGACAACCTCAAGATGTTCTTTACTCCTGGTATGAGTATCGCGGAAGTCTACGACCTTCATGAGATTAGTCCCGATTTTCAAAGCCTCTTCCCCGAGGAGTTTCTCGATGACTATTGGGCTCCGCTACTAAACGAGGCGCTTATTCGCCTCGACAAGCAATCATCTCAGCAGCAGCAAGAACCACAGGATATTCCATCGGTTGTCAGCCCTGGCGATGCTTCTCAGTTGCAGCAACCACAACAACTCAAGATATATGATGAAAACGAGATGAAGGCCTGGATTGAGACGAACATGAACTCGTCTCGTGAGGTTCCTGCTGAGATTCGCGAAGTTCCTGAAAACTGGGCAATGTTCCAAGAGGTCTCGAAGGCTATTGAAATGCAGCGAGCCGACGCTGTTCGTTCGGAAGAACAGAAGCGAGTTGAAGAAGAGATGGCGAGTCTTCGTGGTAACTCTCCTACAGAGATTGCCGATGCAGCTATCAATCAACTCATCATGTCCAATCCTGAATACATGAAGCAGTTGGCAAGCGACCCAAGGTTCGGCAAGAATACTGATGACTGGACGCTTGACCTTGCTGACTACGTGTTTAAGGGCGTTCCTGATGGCGTGAGCAATACAGGCGCGAAAGACTTCCGTATTCGTTTCTTCCTTGAGCCCAAGGGTGGTCAAGGTGGCGGTAAAGTCAAAGAGGTTTCTGTTGAACAATCAAACCTGGACTTGGCTCCCGCTCATGTTCGTGAATGGATGGAAGCAAACTATCCAACCTACAATCTTGACAGTAGCGATGTATACAGGGCTTTGTATGATAACTTCATCGAAGACCTTAGTTATCAGTTGCTAGAGATTATTGATCCCAATCAGGCTGTATATGATGAATACGGCGAGATTGATGAAGAAGGTAAGGCGAGACAGCATGATCGCATTTGGAACTTTATTGCACGTAAGTTGCAGTCTAAGACCAAAGAGCGACGCATGAAAGAGCGAGGCGAAGCTGAACAAGCAGGAGCGGGAGAAGAAGGCGCTCCATCTCTTGAGCAAACCATTGAACAGCAGCAGCCAATGGCTGATGCGGCAAAGATGTCTGAAGAGGACCGTGTAAAATACATGGAGAGTATCTTCGGTAATCTTGCAAGCATGGGCGACATGGTTAAGGATTTATCACGAGAAGTTCGAGATCATATTTTTGACAAGTATGGCATGGATGAGGTTGTAACCGCTCCAAATGGCAAGCAATCCACGAACTCTGCATTCTACGCAGCGATTGCAGCAGATGCAGCAGGCGATCTAGCGTCCAAGGCTTTGCATGGATGGCATGAACAGGTGGGCAATCAGAACTTGTCGCCAGCCGAGGTCAAGAAGCTTACGGAAGGCAAGCCTCTTACAAGGCGTCCAAAACGCCGTCCCGCAGATATGACTGATGAGGAATATATCGAGCGCGCGAGACTCGGCAATCTAGTTTTTGACCCTAATGCCGAGAATGATTGGTCTTCTATAAACTGGTATAAGCTCGTGCCTAACTCATTGATGTATGAGCAGATGCAGGCTGCGCGTTCAGGCTCGCTCGAAGCCGACCCAAATGACCCTAATAGTTATCGCAATCTCATTCCTAATCTCAATTCCTGGAGAGGCCGTGATTTTGAGGGCATGACTGGCGAACTAAAAGATCAAAGTCTTTTTGGTTATGCTGCGCAGAGCATTGCAGAAACCGTAGAAGAATTTGTTATGGATGAAGCGTTTAAGAAATACCCCAAGAATGTTATTTTGGCGTTTTTGGATGCAAACAAAGCATACTCAGGGTTGCAGAGCGCTGCACGTTACACCGTGTTCAACGAACAAGGCGATAAGGATCGCCGAGAACTATTGACCCACATGCTATCTGATGAGGCCTATGAAATGCCAGAAGATAGCATGAAGCGGCTCAATCAATATCTTGAGCAGAAGGGTCTTCAGGGTGCTGCGAGTCCAGAGATTGTTGACACGCTCCCTGTGGATGTTGTTAATCACATTGTTCAACCTGAAGTTTCGCGACTAAAGAAGCAGGACTTTGACCGTCGTGTAGGCATGGGCCTATGGGATTCTGTTGCAAACATCCTTTCGCTTCCTGGCGAATATGACGACCAGTCTCCTATTGGAAACAAAGAGCAACGCGAAGAATGGAACAAGAAACGAAGAGAGTATCTTGGGACCAAGGCACCTCGTCGCCGTCGTGCTTCTCTTGCATACGAGATTATCAAGATTGCTCTTACTCGCATCGAAGACTTGCAGCGTCTCAAGACGAGCATGTCTAAGTTCGCTGATACGAGCATGGTTGATGTTGATATCGCAAGAACAAGGCTTCAGGCGAAAATTGCTCTTCGTATTCTGAAGGAAGAGTTATGAATATTACCTGTGTTTGTGAAAAATGTAGGCATCATGAATCTAAGCCCGTTATAGAGATTAACTTTGCAGAAGGCAAGATATTTTGGTATTGCCCTGAATGCAAAAGAATGAATGAGATAACTGTAGTGGCGAAGCCTCAGCCTTTGCCAAAGATAAGAGCAAGACGATGACTTTTATTGTTAAAAACACGACGAGGCACGAGATATCTCTGGGCGATCTTAGGGCTGCAATACAGCCAGGTAAGACAGAGGATTTAGATAGGCTAGCTTCCAGGCACGTTATCAATCAGTCCAATGACTTGAGGATTGCTGTTCGTCGTGGAGCCTTGAAGGTATTGAAGAAGGACGAGCCTGGCGCTCCAACAACCTTGAGACAGCAAACTATTGAGGTTCACAAAGAGCAGACAAACGAAGAAGTTCTCAAACATATGCAGGATATGGAGAAGAGGCTTACTGCTAAGATGAATGCCCAAGTAAATAAGCATCTTGATAACCCGCAAGGTCAAGGGATGAACCCTGAAGCAATGCAGCAGCTAAACTCGGCGATACAGGCATTGCAGAGCTTGACATCGGCAGGAGGCGTACCCTCACAGCAAAGTATTGCAGAAACCGTAGAAACAGAGATTCCAGATGATACCTCTGTTGAAATACATAGCCGAACAATCGATAGACTGACCAAGGGGGCTGAAGGTCAGATCAAACAAGACAAAACCAAGGGGTCTTCAAATGTCGATAGAAACATCGATGAGCTTGAAGATTTTCTATGAGGAGATAAATGATGAGTAGAGCAGTTGGTGTTGACGTTGGCACTATGTTTTTCCAAGTTGCGGAAAAAGATGGCGATGACCTTACATTCAAAGTAGTTCGCAATGCGTTTGTAGAGCTTCCTGCATCCGAAGATGCGGAGGATATTCTTTCACGCAACGGATGGCAATATGTCAAGGACGGTAACTCCTATTATGTTATTGGCGACGATGCGATGCAGGTTGCCAATATTTTTCCTGGCAAAGCCGAAGTAAGACGACCATTGCAGGATGGTGTTCTTAACAAAAACGAAGACAAGAAACTTCTCGTGCTTGCTGAGATTATTCGACAGGCTGTTGGAGAAGGCGACGGCGAGAACTCATGGGTATGCACTTGTGTTTCCTCGGCTTCCGTTGACGGTTCTGCTGATAGCGTGTTCCATAGGCAAAGGCTAGAGGCTTTGTTCAAGAGGCTAGGTTGGAATGTTAAGATTCTTGAAGAGGGTCATGCGGTTATTCTAGCAGAACGACCTGTTGTTGTTGAAGATGGCAAAGAAATCGCATATAGCGGTATTGGCGTCAGTTTTGGAGCAGGACGAGCGAACTGTGTCCTAGCTTACCGTGGACTGCCTGTGATTGGCATGAGTGTGGCACGAAGCGGCGACTGGGTGGACAAAATGGTCTCGGAGCAGACAGGCGTTCCATTGGCTCAGGTCGTAGCTACCAAGGAAAAGAAGCTGGACTTTGAGAACATAGACTTTGATGATGATGTTCAGTTTGCTCTAGATGCGTATTATGACCAGCTTATTCGTCATGTATTCACGCACTTTGGCAAGAAGTTCTCTTCGGAGAAAAGCCAGTTCAATGCGCCGCTTGATATTGTAGTTGCAGGCGGAACCTCAATGCCTAACGGTTTTACCAAGAAGGTTGAGAAGGTTGTCAGAGGTCTTGACCTTCCTTTTGAAATCAAGGAAGTCAGAGGGGCCACGAGTCCGCGAACTGCTGTTGTGGAAGGCTTGTATGCCTCGGCGGTGGTTGCACAGAAGAAGGCTGCTAAACAGCCTGAATGAGAGAGTAAATGGGATACGCGACACAACAACTCGTTACAGATATACTTGCCCAAGCGTTGACTTCTGCTACAAGCAGCGTAGTGAACGGCGAGGCTGTGTCGTTGAGTTCTATCGGCAGCGTCACCAATCCAAATGCCATTTCATCTGATACTATCAACCAATATATTACTTGGGCAGACGAAGAAGTTGATGGTGTTTTGAGCGAAATGTATGCTGTTCCGTTGTGTGAGAAGGCTGACCTTGAAATGAGGCTCATCTTTGACATCAACGAATACAGTTCAGATATCGAGCTTACAAAAACCTTGAACCTTGTTCCTGGCGATGTTCTTGTATTTGTTGATCCGTCGCAAGAGGAAAGGCATACTGTCGAGACAATTGTCAATAATACGACAGTCGAACTATCAAGCACGCTTGTTGGTATATATGACGCGAGCGAGACTCGTGTTATTCGTGTCAAATATCCTGCTCCTATTGCATTGATATCCGCTCGTTTGGCGGCAGCCAATATCTATGACAAGTATTTCTCTGCTGAAGTTTCGCCAAACCAAAGCGAGTATGGTAAGCATCTTAGAGCAATGGCTCGTCGTGATTTCAACAACATACTCAATGGCCGAACAGTTCTACATGGTCAACGACGAATAGGGCACCGTTTCTTCAACCCGAACTTGAGGGACCGCTACAGGCTGCCTGGCGCTGACTCTGATGGCAGTCGAGATATTGGAGAAACCTCATGAAAGACGCTGGCAAGGCTCAATGGGATAAGTTCATTGAACAAATTCGGCGTGTCAAGTTGCTTGATGGCTCAGAGATTAAAGCTGGTAGCGTAATGACGCCCATCGGAATCACGCTGAGCAAAACGCGAGAAGAGGCAATACGCCAAGGCCGTGTAGATTCAGTCAAGCGAGGAGAAGGGTTTAAGTTGCGGCGAGGAGAGAATGCAGATAAGGCCACTGATCAACTTGCGCAGGACTATGTAGATGATTTGTTGAATAGATTGCTATGAGTAACAAGAAACCAACAATAGAACTTCTTGAGTCAATTCGGCGAATCGTATATCGCTGGGTCAATACTCAGACTCCGCTTACAGCGGATGTGTCTGTTGGCGACACGACGCTCTATGTTGAATCTACAAAACGATGGGCCAAGGGAGATCAGCTTGCCATCATAGACTACGAGCGAGAGCTTCATGAGCCTTTTTTGGTTGTTAATGAAGTGGTTGACGATACCACTCTTACCTTGTCAACGCCTATTCAGGTCAATGCTGGCTGGACAGTAGCAAATAACTCAGTCATACGCAAAACTCATAATGGCAAACTTATGGAAGGCATCTACATTGGCGATCCTGCTGTAATCCCACAATATCCTGCCATTACAATCATGGAACAGAGTCGTTCTTCTAATTTTGAAGCTCTCAATCTGACTAAAGAGAATCACAGCATACAGATTGCCTCATTTACGCAGGCGACTAATAATGAGGATAGTTATCGCTTTCTTTTGAGTATCACAGACAATATTGAAAGGGGCTTAAAGAACAATTTCTATCCTTTTGTTGGTTCCTATGACCAAACTCAGATAACCGCAGATATCGCGGCAGGAGACCGTGTTATCAAGGTCGCTGATTCAAGCATCTTTGAACCAGGACGACACGTATTGCTCGACAGTCTTCATAGGTCCGAGGAGAGTTCGGTCAAGTGCATCGTAGATGCTACAACAATTGAGCTTCATGCTCCCTTTATGAATGCGTACACATCAAGCAGCAGTTTGCAACTTATTGCTATGACTCGTTTTTTTTACAACTCTTGGCCTGCTGATATCGATTATGGATTTATTCACAAGGGCTCGCTTTTACATGCCTCTACGATTAGCTACTTCGCATGGGAAGCAGAGATACAGGAAGCCGGTGGATGGCTTGACCCGGTTTTGAGTTAAGGAAAATATACATGACAATACAATCTCAAACAAAGTCTCCCGGTCAAGTTGAGCAAAATGGCGGAGAAGTAGCCTGGACAAATCCAAACAATACCCTTGTTTATCCCTCTGGCTATGCTGGTGCTTCTGTTAGTTCTTCGGCATCTATTGATACAACTCATTATCTTGTATGGACAAATTTTGGCTTTTCGTTTGACCCTCTCGCAACCTTAGAAGGTATCGAAATTGAGTATGGTTTGGTTAATGCTAATACAACAGCTAGCTTCACTACAAGTGCAAATATCAGGCTAAATGGAGCAAGTACGTCATCAGTCTCGGCTGCTTCAACTACATCTCCTTCTGGCGCAAATTTAACAAATACAGTTGGTGGTATAGGGAGCTTTAAGTCGGGACTAACAACGGCAGATATATTCAATCCCACTTTTGGATTTAGACATCAATGTAGACATATTTCTGGTGTTAGTACAGTTCAGTTTCGTCACTATGGTATGGAGCTAACTGTATATTATTCCCTTCCAAGTGGAAATATTGCAACAGATAGCGGCAGCCCTGTTCGAATTGGTAATGTTCCTATAAGGGCTATACAATCATCTTCTTCTGGTAATTACAGACCAGGTTTCGACATCGCTTCTAACTACAACCGTTTATCTTCTTCGAAGTTACTTCTTGGTGGTGTTCCAATATCTGTTTATGAAAATGAATCAGGCTCTAGAGCCATAGCGATTTATGATGTCAACGGTTCGCTTGATGGTTCATTACTATTGTCGAATAACAATTTTGTTTATCAAGGCACTAGGTTCTCATTTTTAGAGAATGATAATCATAGAGTTATGCACGCAACTCTTGGTGGCGCACGAGAAATCAGTACGACTACGTTTTCTGTATGGCAAGGCATCCCAGTTGCCACGAATGCCTTTGGTGATATTGTGTGCAAGAAGCTAACTGGAACAGTAACTCAGACTCGCAGATTTTCTCTTGGTGGCGTCCCTTTGACGGCTGTGCTTGTCGGAGACGATTGGGCGATTGCTGTTTCGAATGCATGACGATAACCTCATAGGAGGTTCAAGATGAAGATACTGACTGTTAGTGCTTCGCCATATTTACTTGTCCGTAATGGTCGAATGAACGCGGCGATCGTGAAAAAGCTGAAAGCTGAAGGCCATGATGTCTCAACCGCCGCTTGGCATCATGATGAAGGCTTTTTTCTTCCTGAAGAAGGCGGCGATCATTGGTATGAAATCAATGGCGATAATGCTGTTCCTATCATACCCTTTGAGCCGCAAGCTCAGGGCTCAGGCGCTCTCTATGAAATCATGAAGCAAGTTCATCCTGATGTTGTTATTTCGATAGGAGACTACAAAGAGACCGATTTTATTTGGGACATCAAGGCGATGTACCCTAATCTCTTCAAGTGGATTGCTGTGATGTGCGTAGATTGTCTCTATGTTAACGAGCAACATAAATCGAACATTGAGTATACGGATAAAGTGATCTCGGTCAATGATTTTGGCATGGTCACGCTGAGCGGTCTTTGCAATATTGATGCAGAGATGATCCCGTTCGGTATCAAGCAAGACATTTTTACGGACGAGGGACGAGTTGAAAGCGAGCATACAACTGTCCTTTGTTCTGCGAAGAACGCTCAGGCAAGCAACGTAGCGGCTTTCATTTCTGCAATGGGACAGGTTCAGGACTTGCTTGAGCTTACCGAGCAAGATGATGAGTTGATTGGAAAGCTTCATACCAATCTGTATGATCCTGGCGATTATGAGCTTGAATTATTGATTGAAAGATACGGGGCGAAGAATGTTTCGTTACCTGACAAATTTGTATCTGTCAAAGATAGCATCAGCGATGAAGAGATGGCGGATGAGTATCGGTCTGCGGATTTCTTTGTTGATTGTTCTGTAAAGTGTGCAACGGCTCTTGGGATGCTTGAGGCAATGGCTTGCGGATGCATCCCTATTGGCATGAATATTGGTCGCGTGGGCGAGATATTGCAGGATATGCCAGAAGAATACAGGCTTGTTGTGCCTCATGAAACCTTTATAGGCGCGAGAGAAGAAGAATTTTCTGTTATCTCAATAGAGGGACTGAGGGATATTCTGCTGAATATTAGAGAGAGGTCAAAAACAGACCCCGCATGGCTCAAGGCTGCTCAAAGGGCGGCTAAAGAGATTTCCCAAAAATATGCAGAAGAAGCATTTGTTGACCGCCTCGTCGGGGTCATTGATGAAGTAAGGGCTGTTGGCGACAAAATAGCTGTTGAGTCTTTCTGAAATTTTTGCTCCTCTTAGAAGGACTTTCCTACTTGAGTCTGAATTCATAGAAAGCCAGCAAAGGCTAAAAGAGGGTTTTAGGGTAAAGAACTAGAACTCTCAATATAAGGATTTTGGGGTCACAGGAACTTTTGAGGAGAATTACTTATGGCATCAGTGATTTCTGTAAGCAACTATGAAACAATCGCTACGCAGTACGCGAATGCCAGAACATCGGTCCTCGCATCAGTAGATTATCTGTTCGACGCGGTTTACACAATCGTCCAGCTTGATGAGATTGAGCCAGAGGTAGACCTCTTGACTGAGTTCTGGAACAGCTACCAGATTAATTCGGACTTGTTCCGAAATCCGGTCAGTTTTCTTTCAGCGGTGCGACGTATCAATAACCACGTCATCAACCGTTCATCGTATACAACCCTTGATGCATGGCTAGCAGGCGAAGCCGGTACAGTTCCCCAAGCTTGGGCGACTCTCAGTGCTGCGGCAGGCTATTCAATCAATGCATCGAGGATCGTCTAATCCATCATGAGTGCTTTAGCATGTGGGTTTAGAATATCTCTAGGAGTTAGTGAGGAGTTGGTATAAATGCCTAATCCACAAGCAAAAATGGGATACGTTGGTAGCGTTACCCTTCTGGGTACTACTGCGGGTAACCTACGGCTAAGAGCGACCAACTGTGATGTCAGGGCATCGCAGAACATTGACTATCCTGATGTTGTGGACGGCAAGATTGATAGGACTCTCTATCAGTTAGGTCCGCGTATTGTGGAAGGCAATGTTGCCTTTCCTCTCGTGCATGAAGGCTTGACTGCAATAAACTCTGGTCGTGACTGTGACCAGCTTACGAATAAAACGCTAGGCGAAGCCATGTGGCAGATTGCCTCGCA